GAAAATCCGTGTTGCATGATGCCTTATGACGCTACACCGGAACAAATAGCGGAATATATGGAAATTGATTACGCGCCATATCCAGATTGTTCATTACAAAATGTGCCAGACTTACATAATGATTACTTTACAGAAAGCGTTACTAATTGGATTGATGATAATGTTTCTTGCGAATTGATTACACAATGCAATTCTAATAAGGCTTTACTCGACGAATTGTGGAATGCCTTGATTGAAGCTATTGAAGAAGAAAGCGACGATTAAGCCATATAAAGAACAAACGGCAAATGTTTTCTTACTGATTACATTTGCCGACACAATCCAAAACCGTAAACTGTAAACTGTAAAGGAAAACCATGAAAAAGCTACTTATCAGCGGCGAAACCGTATCCTACATTGTGCCGCATAAATCCCAAAACATTGCGCAAGCGCTTGTTATTAACATTCCAGAATTCAAGACTTTTCCGAAAAGCTGGCTTTCATTCCAAAAGCAAAGGGATTCTAAATTGTGGAGAGAAAACCTTAAAACAATCGTTGAAGAATACGCCAAAGAAAACGGGCAGAAAGTATATATTAAATTTTCCGGTCTTCAATCAGGTGGCGCTTATTCCATTGAAGCTATCTTCTTTGTGCCGGATTCGTTGCCGCTTAACTTTGAAACGCAAGCCAATTTATTACAGGCGTTAAAGTATAGGAAAGAAAAGCGCAAAGGTTTATTCAGCCGTTATGAAAAGCAATTTAGCGCTAAAAAGTATCATGATGCTAAACATACAGCAAAATTTAATACAGCGATTGCTGGCTTAGAAAGTCTTAGAATTGCTAATTTAGCTTGATTGGAGAAAGAAAATGGAAACGAAAAAGCGCATTATTAAGGTAGAAGAATTGGGTGAAACCTTTACTTTCTACTTTACTGAATCGGCAAGCGCCAATCTAACAAGCCATTCAATTAAGCCATTCATTGAGTTTTACATGAAGGCTATTCCAGAACACGAAAAAGGAAATTTTATTAAGGAATATCCATTCATGAGTAAACAATCCTTTGTAGAATACTGCGAAAAGTATCCCGTGGATATTTCTAAACAGCTTGAAGAATATAACAATAATAAATTAACGTATGATTTTTCTAGCAGAATTTTAGTTTATCCGGGTATAGGCTATCTGTTTTTGGATACTTATCAAATATTGCGCTTAATACCAGAAACGAATGAAATGATTGACGCGCATACATTGCTTTGGCGGATTGAACACATTCTATTGCCCTTCCATATTGCTAAAACCATTTTCACCGATGAAAGAAAACAAAAATTAGCTAGTTTCATTAACAGCGGTTTTGCTATGAATTTTCCTTATATACCTTCTCATGATGCTAATAAACTATTCTATTTGCATTTCAATAAACGGAAAGAATATGAAGGTGATTTTAAGAGCGCTGCCCAAAATGCCTTACATGAATTGAAAATTAAATGGGAAAGAAAAGGATTAAACGCGGTACTTGACGTTGAAGATTTAGATAAAAACTATTACAGTAAATCAGAAAACAGGGATAAAGACGAATGGCGCGCCATTTACAACAAAGCTAAAGAAAAAGGATTGGAAAAAGACTTATTAGATTTAGCCTTTGAAATGCGGTTTATAAATGCCTTTCGTAATGCTGGCTTCTTTGGAGCATAACATTACATAGACTTTCCACAAACAACAAACAGCGAAGCGCCTTAGATGGCGCTTCTTTATTTCCTTAGAAAACAATGATGAAGCGAAAAAGTAGAAAAGTGCTTGCAAGTTTTCGGATTTTCGCTATAATGCGCACATTTCCAAACGGGAATAACCAAACAAACATAACAGGAGCAAAAACCATGAACACCATGAAGAAAACTAGAAAATATCGCCACGGCATTCAGCTAGAAACTGGCTTTGTATCCGTTGCTATATTGCGAACCTCAAAAAAGAAATGTAACAAAGAAGGGAAGACTTTCTACTACTACGATATTACAGACTTTCCTAAAGACAAAAAAGGATACATTTTAGTTAATGAAAGCAGAAGCGACAATAATATTAGCCAATCCGTTGCGCGCATTCATAGAAAGATTATGGAGCGGCACAATTTAAGGCTTACAGGCGAGAGCCTAGTATATTAAGAAACAGAAGAGGCGCTAATTACAGCGCCTTTTCTTTTACCTTCTAAAATCCATAAGTCTTTGATTCTACACAATAATACAGTCTTCACCAATCGCCTTCTAAGGCGTTAAATCGTCTTGCCCTTGACCTTCCTATTACCTACCCTCTCTTAAGCGCTTAGAAAGCCATTCAGGAAGTCATTTTCCAAAGCCTTGTTTTCTAGCTTTCTCTTTAGTCTTCAATAACTTAGCTTACAAATAGCTTAAAAGAGTATTGCGGCGATTTAACCAATGCTAAAAACTAGGCAGCATATAATGCGCGCAACGAAAAGGAAAAGCCATAACACGGTAAACAATCAAATGCAAGCGTTACATTATTGTGGCGAGGGCATGAGAAAGTAAACCGTAGAAGGTTTTACCGATTCAGAGGCGTATTAGCTGGCACGCGGCTGGTACATAACACTTAACCATTAGCCTTTGCTGTTTAATATTGACGCTTGCTAGGTATTAGACAGTAGAGAGAAAAGAACAAAGAGAATGGCAGGTGCAAATAACAAGAACAAAATCCCGCCAGTCTCAAAGAAAAGGGAAAGCCACAAAGAACAAGAACAAAGGCTTTCCTTAGGAAGAAAGGTTTTGATAAATGTTATCAATACCATCCAAAAGCAAATGATAATTGCTATCACGTCCACGAAATGATAATTTCTATCATTCGCTTGAAACTGATAACTATTATCAATGCCATGAAAATGATAAATGTTATCGTCTGAGAATCTGCCAGAGAAACAGCTAGGCGAACTACTAGACGAACCGCCATGGGAACTGCTAGGAGAACTGCTATGCGGCATGGTATTCCAGTTTTTCTTCGGAAAAATTCGGAATTTTTCAGAATTTTTCGGGCATTTTCAGAATTTTTCAATTTTTCTTAACAAAATTAAGGAGTTATTCAAAATGTTAAACCTGCACGCTGTTGCCAATATTGATTTCCACGGCTTCATCATTCCTGTTCCAACTGTTTACCTGAAATGGGCTAAATGGGCGGCTTTGAATCATGAAGGCTTTGTACGTATCTTTAGCAGAAAGCCAGAACTTGTAGATGGCGATTGGAAACTGGTTAATGTTCCTGCTGGCGCAGCTAAAGAAATGGCTAGCATTGCCGTCATGAACATTAAGGAAGATAAAGTCAATGAATGGTATGAGGAAAGCCTTGTTGAAATCGTTTTTCCTACTCTTGCCAGCCGTTTACCTGAAAGAATCACAGTTGACCAGATTCATGAAGCGCTTAATGCCATGAAGCCTTCAGTGTTTTCATGCCTTATTGATAGCGTTGTAAAGGAAACGTTGAAATATACAGATTTTGAAATTGAAAAAGTAGTCAACTATAACAACGAAACTTACTACACTTTCACTAATGTAGAGTTAATCCAGTTTGAGATTTGTTTCTTCCATGAAATCAACAGAATGATTTATAAATTAGGTGAATATACGCTTCTGGTGGATATTGATAAAGGAACGGTAACTGAACAACTACCAGATTCCTTTGATAGTAGCCCTGATGAAGTTCGCTACACACGAACTGTTTACGATTCATTTGATGATATTGTTGCGTTTTCTGAACTGCTTAGCAAGTTCATGATATTACACTATGAAAATGCCACAGCATGATTAACTGTTTAAAGGAGAAACCGCCCTTATGACATTACCTAACACCGGAAATGAACGCCAAGAAATTCTTGATTTGAAATATGAAATCATTGAGCTTCGGAAAGAAATTGCTATTAAAGAAGAAACCATTGAGGCTTTGGAAGAAGAACTTGAAAAACAAGATTCTTATATTCAAACCTTGGAAGATGAAGTTGACGAAGCCAATCAAAACGTAACAGAACAAGAAATTGAAATACGCGATTTGAAAGCCAAACTTCATGAAGCCAAAGAAGCCGCTAAAGAAAAAGAGAAAGAACACGAACTTGAACGGCTTGAACTTCAGAATACCATTGATGAACTTCAGGATAATCTTCAGGACGTCATTGATGACTATGACCAGATTTTAAACGAAAAGGAGTAATTTAAAATGTACTTACGCGAAGACTACAATGAGCCCTTAACCAGCCATTCCATCCAAGAGGCTTTGGTTAATCTAAAAACCAAAGCTAAAATGATTAACCCTAACAAATCATTCTTCAATTCCTTTATTAAAACTGTTTTCCGGGATAACTTTGAAGGTGTTGATGTTCAAAATGTAGATGTTGGCTGGGATGTTGATGAAACTGATGCTTTGCTTGTTGTTGATGACAATTACTTCCATGATTCCTACATGAGAATTATTCTTCGTGGAGATGATGTTATCTTTGTAAATGGTTTTATGACAGTAGTAGCAAACGCTGATGGTTTGCTGTTTTATCCGTGTTGGGATGGCGCAGCTAACAAGCCACTTGGCATTATGGAAAAGAAACTGCCATGGTCAAAACAAACTGTTGAGATTCATGAGTTCTGTAACGCTGTTAAAGATTTTTACAAGGCTTGGAGGAACGTGTAATGGAAATTATCAAACTTATTAACACAACAGAAACCGTAACTGTTGAAACCAAATACGGGAATTTTGTAGTTCCCTATGATTTTGTTTGTGATGACCCTGTTTATGTGGCTTTAGAGCCATATGGCAAATATTCAGATTTAGATTCAGATTATGACTTTTCTGTTATGCTACTAACTGGCGATGACCATGAATATGATGGCGTGTGGCTAGCAGATTATGATGACTTGGAAGTCGCTGTTGTTCGCTTTACAAAAGAAGAAGTTGGTGGCGAACCGGGTAGCAAAGAATACCGCGATTTTATTGTCAACTCACTTTGTGAAGTAACGCCTAAAAGAAACACCAATTAAATTACTTTCACATATAAGAAAGCCGCCATATTTCAGGCGGCTTCTTTATTCCCCTTAATCTTCTTTAGGGCTTACGGGCTAACGCCATCACGGGCATCAGTATAAGCCTTGAGAATTTCAGTGCTGTCGGTTTCACTGATTTCAGTAGCCTTGCTAACCAGTTCTTCAATTTTGTTAGAAGAATAGGTTTTATCAGCGGATTTAGCGTCATCAGCAATTTGAGCGCCACCAGTACTACTTGCCGCTTTAGCTTTGCCAAGCACAAAGTTGATAGCAGCTACCACAGAAGTATTAGCGCCACCGTCTTTGATGTCTTGTTCAAGGGTGTCCAATTTGCCAGTAGTATCTTTAAGGCTTTTAATGTCGGCGCCAAAGGCTTGACCAAGTTTTTTAAGGGTGTCTTTCAATGTTGCCATAGTTTTGATTTTCCTTATCAAATGTTGTTAGGAAGCAGCTTGTTTGTAGGCGTTGAGAATATCTTCAACGTCTAAATCGGTAAGGATTGGCGCGCTTCCATTTCCGCCGTTCCCACCTTTCAGGCTTTCCAGCCATTCTGTCTCGCTTCCGGTAAAGCCATGTTCCCTAGCAATTTCATATGCTGATTTTCCCGGAACACTAGCTCCACCGTAAGCCATTCTTACTAGATAATCTTTGTTTGTTGGTGCGTTTAAGTAACTCATTGTTTCTTTTCCCTTCCCTTCTACTTAAAGAGCCAGACCATATTGTCTTTATAAGTAGAATCTTTATTGAATGTTGTCTCAATAGTTTTGTATTTGTAGCCTTCAAAGTTTTGATAATTGCCAATCTTTGTAGATAACTTTGGCTTTAGGCTTTATTCTCTTGGCGGTATGGGCTAATAGTCCAGAACCACCAAACACATCAACAATAGTCCAGCCTTCGCCATCGCCTTCTATATTCTTTTCTAATACTTCAATGAAGTGCTTTTGAAAGTTTTTCTTTTGTCCTATGAATGGTAATGGTGCTTTCTTGTAAAGGCGTTGGCTCATGGAGTAACGTCCATTTCTATTTCAATATTGCCCTTTACAACTGTTTTGTAAAGCCCTTCTGAATCCACTATCTGAATGTCATAAATGGCTGTTCGGAACTTCCAGTCTTTAGTTAAAGCATGAGAGAAAAGAACAGCGATTTGGTTTCCACGAACATCAATACCAGCACCTTCTTTAAGGAGATACGCATCATTGCCTTTTGCTTTGATAAGCATGGTTACTGCGTAAGAGGAAAGGTCATAAGGGCGGTTAGCGGAATCTGTGATAGTAAACGTAACAGCGGTATCATCGCCACGATAAATTGAAATATCTTGTTCAAGCATGTTGGATGGTTTCCTTTCTGTAAGGCTTTTAATATTGCGTATTTTTCATTGCACGTTTTAGCAAGGTTCAGTAAGATTGCGTCATCTGGAAACCAACAAAAGGAGCTAAAACTATGAAAACTATCTACAAAGTCAATGATGTTGAAGTACACATCAGACATTTCTACAAGTTCATTGAAGGTGTTAATGAAATGCCATTTGAAATTGTTAAGAAAGAAATCAATGAAGAATTTGTTCTTAAATTCTTGGAAATGGGCGCGGGCAAAGCTGATAAAATCGTTGTTGAAATTTACGGTGAATCTTGTCTTGATGTAACTTACTGGAATAGCGATAAGAACGTTTTGTTCTCTACTGATACAGCAGATGGCGAGTTCTATATCGTTGATGCGAATTGTGTTAATCACAATCACGCTGATATTCAGGTATTAGAAAAAGCTCTTAATGAACTGGCTTCAGCTAATCCTGATAACGCCACTTTGAAGCAAGATGAATTAGACGCCCGCAAAATCATTGCCGCCCTTAACTTGTTCAAGAAGTTCAACATGATTACAGTTGAATACCAAAAAGGCGGGAATGATGTTTTCCATGTGGAGTTTGATTACAGCCCAACATTCGCTGAAGCTGTTGCTATGGGAATGAATACACAGAAGCATGATGTTATGATGGTTGGCTATGGATTCTTTGTTGAAGAATTTAAGCAATCACATCCCGATAGCGTTTTGCAAGAAGCCAACAAATGAACAGAAGCCCTCATAAGCTCTTGGCAACAGTTCTGATTGTAATATTAGAATCAAGCCAATAATCATGAGGGTTGTTAGGATAAACAAGAAGCCAGTGTAGCCATCAGTTTTCTTTCTGAATCTGGCTCTTTCATCAAGTAGCATTAAGAGCCACCACGAAACATACGTAACGGCTATCCAGAGTATCAGGAATCCTACTGGTGGCATTTTCTACATCCTCTAAATTTTATAGTTATATTAACTTTTATTTAATAAAGGAGCATCTCAAAATGACTACAGAACGTGACAATGTAAACAATCCTGCCCATTACGCCAAGCACGCTATTGAGTGCATTGACATTATGGAATCATTCAGCTATCCAAATCTTGCTAATGCGTTTAAGTACGTTTGGCGGGCTGGTCATAAGAACAACGCTGAAGAAGACATCAACAAAGCCAAGTATTATATTCGTAGGCACTACGCATGGCTGAATGATGGTTTTGATGCTTCTTCTAATCCTGTTATCCGGGATTTGCAGCTTAAACTTCTTAGCGTAGTGAAAGGAACAATGGAAGAAGAACGTTACAGCGCTTTGGAAGAAATCATAAACGCTAATCATGGCTTTTCATCAGAAAGGGCTTGCCTTGTTGACTGTACGATTCTGATGGGAATACTTACTAAAAATTAACTTGCCACTACGGTTATCTTTGAATATAATCCGCCCCGTCATTTTTATTCCTCATATAGTTAAGCCCTCAATCAAGAGGGCTTCTTTTTACTTAATCGTTGAGAACCATAATCCTTTGCCAAACATTTCATCCAGCTTGGCTGTTTCTTCTGGTGTTGGCTTATGTGTAGTAATAATTTGTAAGCGCCCTTCGCCATTTGCCAGTATCAAGTTCTTCTTCCTGTCTTTGCCATCAAGCCATTCTTCCTTGTACTCGTTATCCTTGAACACAACCTTGCCAATTTCCTTGAGTTCGCCGTTTTCATCAAGTCCATAGGCTTTGTAGATTTCATCTGACACAATGGCTTGTTTCTCGCGGAAATTCAGCTTCTTAACCTTGCCCTGCGCGTCAACATAAGCATTCAGAACAGTTACAGTTTGCTGTCTTTTCTCATTGAAAACATACTTGATTTCATCCACATCAAGGTCATTAGGGAACACATCAACTGTGTAGGAATCTTTCTGTAGATAAATGAAAGTGTCAAGAAGATGATTCTGGGATTGCCAGTAAACAATGTCCTTGTACTTATTACTCAAAACTTTTCTAAGCTCTGGAACAAGGAACAAGCGGTTTTTCAAGGTTTCCTTAATTGACCATTTGCCCACTTTGTTCGGGTCATCCCTATCTTCATTCTGATTAGGCTGAATGTTTGGCTTGGTTGTATCCGGTGGTGTAGGTTTCAATGAATCCTGTCCATCAGAATCAACATCAGGCTTTTTATCATTCTTGGATTTGTACTTGTACTTGTAAAAAGCAGAACGCAGTTCTTTGTTGTAGTCAACTTCATAGCCAGCTAAATTGAATTGCGCATAGCGAATGTAGCCTACGGGATGGCTCATGATGTCAACTGCTTTATCGTAAATGTATCTAGGAATTGAAGCATCAATTTTGTATGAGAACTGCTGGTAGTACAGGGAATCTGTAAGGTATGAAGTGTTTGAAAGGAAGCCCGCATAATCAAAGTACACGTTGTTTGTGTCATTGATTACAACCAATTCATAGTCAATTTTAATCTCATCACCAGTTTTGGATTTAACCCAGAATCTCAGGTCTCTTTGGGCTTGTTCCAGCGTATCCATAGCGTAGTTATAGAAGTAATCCAGTGATTGAACACCACCAATTTCTACGCTTTTGGCTTTTACTTTAGCATCTTTGCCTGTTCTTGTAGCAACATCTACTCGTGGCAGTTTGGAAAAGCCCCTGCCTTTGCTTCTTACTTCAATTTTGAGAATAGCGCCATTTGGGTCAACTTCTGTTACTTCCGCATAGAAGCCGCCACCAGTTCTTTCCGGATTAGATTCTGTGAAGACGTAATCACCAACTTTGTAATCTCTGCCTGCTGCGATGATTTCAACGTCATTGATGCCGCCAGTAGTAACGGATTTAACCATTACAGAACCCTGATTGATGCCACCTTTCACGCCTATGGAATCGCCTACTGAAAAGCCATGCCCTTTTTCTTTGATAATGAATTTGATTAAAGGGCAGTTCACAACAAGTTCATCTAAAAGACCATCATTGTCTTTTAAGCGCATTTGTTCTGATGGCACGAATTTGTTGGTGAAAAGATACTTCACTTTCAAGAACAAGTAAGTAGCACCATTGAACAAGTGATAATGCACGGATTCAACGTCAAGTGTAAAGCCAGAAGCAACACTTTGAATGATGAGTGAGTAGTTATTAAGGGCGTCAGTAATCTTCTTGTGTAGTGCAGGTTCAAGTTTGTTCAGCTTAACGCACATGTACTGGTTGTTGGAATAGTGCGCTTGTGATGGGATTAAAAGCTGTTCTCTGGGATAGCTTACTTTGCAATCTTCATCATAAAGCACTGAAATCAAGAACTTCAAGCCTTTTACGCTGCCCCTGTACATGTAGAAGTCCATAAGGTAGTTGAAGAACGCCCTTTGGTCTATTCTCAAGTCCTTATTAAAAGGAAATCCACCATCGGCGTAAATTTCGTCCCAGAACTGGTTAAGGGGGCTGATTACGTTGTGGTGTTCATACAAATGGTCTAAAGCCCAAAAGATTTTTCCTTTATCTTCATTACTCAAGAACTTGTAGAAGTGTTCTAGCAGCTTGGTAAAAAGTGGATATTCCCTCTGAATGTAAGAGGGAATGTTGTATAAAGAGAAAGAGCCTAGGTCAAATCTGTTCTTGTAAAACAGCCCTTGATAGATTTCATTATCCGCCATCATTCAGCCTCCCTTAAAACATCAGCGATTTCAACTGTTCTAATTCTTACAATGTTTACATGTTTGGAATAAATGTTAGGTTTAGCTGCTTTTGCTTTTAAGTCAATGATGTAGGAGAAATCAATGCCCGAAATGAGTGGCAAGTAGAATTGGAAAGCGCCATGTTCATAATCAACATTGCCAATTTCCTTCTTGATTTCTTCATTGTACTGGTTCTTAGTAAGGGCGAAGAGTTTGCCTTCTTCATCCCATACGTTCCAAGTGTAGTTGTAATCCTTGAACTGACTTTTCACAGTGCCTTTTTCAATCTTGTTGTTCAGGGTTGTCAGGTACATTGAAGTGTACTTGGTATTGACTTCCATTTGCTTTGAAAGCATCTTTTCTGAATATACAGAATCCACACCGTTTACTTCCTTAACAATCATTGAGTTCAGGTCAATGTCGTTGTAATAGTTGCCAAACTGGTTCAGGTGCTCGGATGAATATTTGTCAACGATTTCCTTGATTTTGCCCTCAATATCCGTTCTGGAAACATGGGAAATTTCATCAGAAAGAACTGCTGTAAGGCGCATGTCAATGTTCACGTATTCTGGGTCAATCAGTTCAATGTCCATGCCACAGTAAGCGTAGGTATCTAATAAGCGCTTTCTGATGTCAATCTTAGCGCCTTGCGAAAGGGCTTCAGAGTTGTTAGGCTTTACTGAAATGATGACCTTGCCATACTTCTTTGGAATGTTTTCTTCCCCGCCCCATACGTTGATGGATTTGATGTTTCTGAATTCTTCCAGAAGGATTGACTTGATGTCTCCTTCTGTTAGCAAACGGTTTTGTCTTCTGTAGGAGTGAATGGCATTGTAGCGAATCATTTCATTGGATTCGCCATCAGAACCACCAAATGAAGGCGCTGCTGTTTTCAATGTAAACCCACCTACTTTAAACTCCGTACAGCCATCCCCAGATGTTCCTAGGGGCGCTATGTATTCAATGATGATGTATTGGTTGAGTTTGGGCGATTTGGCGATGATGTCATTGCCAAAGAAGATTTCATACCAACCATTTTCAGCGCCAGCAATGAAGAAGTTCTTATTGTTCTTGCCAGCATCACGAACCATGTTGGTTGACATTTTATATTCTTCGCCAATTTCCTTTTCATCTGTCGTGTTCTTGACATACATTCTAATCGTGTCAATATCAATATCACGGTCTTTAATTAGAAATCTTTGTGTTGGGTCGCCACGGAAGATAGTTTTCCATTCCCTTCTTTCACCTTGAATCAATGTGAATGTTTTCTTGGAAGTGAATTTGTATTTGCCATCTTGGGTCTTTTCATAGTCATAAAGGAATACGTCTTTATCAAATACAAAGTCTCTATAGATTGATGACAATGAATTGATTCCTTGAATATGAATGTCTCTGGAAAGATGAATATAGCGTTCTGCTGGAACTTCATCAACAATTCTTTCTACATAAACTTCTGCTCTTGAACATCTCTTGCCTCTAACAATGTAGCCATTTCTTTTAGCTCCTGCTATTAGCGCTTCTTTGGTTTTTGCTGTAGAAAGATAGTTTTCATTCTGGTTCATTTGTAGATACAGCCCTTGGTAAGTAGCTGTGTAAGCCAGAATGTTGATAAGCTGGTTGATGGCTGAACCTTCAAAGTTCACGTCTTTGAAGTCTGTTGTCTGTTTGATGTAGTCCCTTAGATGGGCTTTCAGTTGTTCGTTGTCGAGTTCTTGGACAAGCATAGCTTTTATTCTATTGGAAATTTATTTGTCTATTTTCCAAGATACTAAAAAGCCTTGCCACCCTCCCGCTTAAATAGCTGGATTCCCTTAAGCACTAAAGCCAAAGGAACTCGGCGATAGAGCCGAAAGGTTCGCCGTTTTACAGGCGCTTTTAACGGCGTGCCCCGCCGCGAGCAAGTGTTTTAAGCCTGCATTATGAATGTTAATCGCTGCATTATAGTCCGCATTCGCGGAAAAGCCGCAGCGAGTACACTCAAAATCTGCTTGTGATTTTCTATTCTTCTTATCTACGTGACCGCATTCGCTACAAGTACGGCTAGTATATGCAGGATTTACTGCAACGCAGTATTTCCCTGCAAGCATAGCCTTATATTCTAGCTTTTTGCGAAATTCATACATAGGAATCATAGTCATTAAGCGGTTAAAGGACTTCTTCCAACCACCTGAATGCTTAATCATCTTACGAATATTCAAATCCTCTAGGATTACACAATCGTGGTTTTTGATTATGTAGTCAACTAGTTTGTTTAGGAAATCTTCTCTCAAATCATTGAGACGTTTCTGTTTGCGCTGTATCTTAAGACGAAGTCTTTTGGAAGCGTTGCTTCCTTTAATCTTCTTACTTAAGAGTGATTTCAAACGGTCTATCTCTTTAAGTTTGTTAATAATATTAGGAGTAGAAACACTTTGTCCTGTTGACATAACAAGATATTTCTTAACCCCTAAATCAATTCCAACAGTTTTGTTAATTGAAACAGGAAGTTGAGCTACTGTATTATCCTCAATGAGGATAGAAATATACCATTTTCCTGCTTCTACCATAACAGTACAAGTTCTAAATTCGTGTGTTTTCAAGAGTTTAAGGTACTTCTTGGAAGTCTTAAACTTCATATAACCTATCTTCGGTAAGAAAATCTTTGTATGATAAGGATTCAACTTAACATCGGCTGGGTGACTAAATCTATCGTTTATAAATTTCTTCTTGAATACAGGAAAATTCGTTTGTTTCTTAAAGAATTTCTTAAACGAATCATCTAAATGGCGTAACGACTGCTGAAGAGGATTAGCAGCTACTTCCTGTAAGAAGTTGTATTTCTCGTCCTTCTTTAATGCTGTTAATTTCTTTGAATATTCATTGTAGTTGAAATCCTTATGCTCCTTCGCAAGCGCAAGGAAATAATTGTACACAAAACGGCAGCAACCTGCCGTCTTGCGCATCTTAGTTTCCTGTTCTTGTGATGGATAAAGGCGAACCTTTAAGGATTTCAACACGTTAAATATTCCTGTAAAATTAGATTGGAATTTATTATAGAGGTTTTGCTATGGAAAGCAAGTTACTAAACCTTAATAGTATTATCGCCATAGCCTACCTTTAGGATGGATAAGGAACATGTGGTAAATCTACTTAAGAACCATTCTCATCTTCTAAAAAACAGAAATTGAAGCCAATACACAGCTTCTATGAAATAATTACAACACCCAATTATTCATTTTCGTCTTCCAAATGGCATTCTTTCAATTTGACCTTACCTTTAGAAAAAGTTCTAAAGATGACTTTTATAAGAACCCTTATAAAGTTTTAGATTTAACTTTCATTTCTTCTAACAAGAAAGAAGAAGATTTTTATAACAGGGTTGTTAAACCTACTTATCCTTTAACCCCCAAAGAAAAGACTTTTCCTTCGCCGTTTAAGTTCTATTCTTTTTATGCAGCCGAATATGTAAACTTCATAGGATTTGATACCCCACCTAATAAAGATGACAATAGTGAAATCATTTTCAAAAGAATTTACGGAACTGTATTTGATGCCGGAGGAAAAGGATTAGAAGGCATTAGAATTGAACTTACAAAAGACTTAGCTGAAGATAGAATCTTGAAATATGGCTTCACAGATTCATTAGGCTTTTATGAGTTCATTTTGTTTGATGAAGATACTGATTATGCTGTACGCGCTGGTGATGATTTGCACCGCTGGAATAAGCAAGTCAAATATTACACAAAGCCCGAAACTGTGAAGAATAGAGAGTTTCTAAAAGTGAAGAAAGAAAATGATGGTACTTATACATTTGACAGGAAGGAGCAATAATAGTGGCTAAACAATACACACGTTCAAGAGGGCAGTTCTTTTCCAGCCTTCTGAAAACTTCATCTGACCTTACTACTTACCAATTTGATACTACTTATTCAGCTTCTTTAATGACTACTGAAAAGGTCATTAAGGAATGGATTTGTGGTAATGGTAAGAAAGTAGGCATTATCGAAAACATTACAACTGATTTAGCCAAACAGGAAATCAAGATTACTTATTCCGGAAGCCCCGATGTTCTTACTAACTGTTGTATTTGGCTTCAGGGTGTTTATGATGAAGACTTGAAGCTCAGAGTTTGGAAGAAGAACGGTAACAATCTGGTTTGTAAAACATGGGATTTGGATTTTGTTCTTGAGAGTAAGCATGCCATTCAGAACCAGAAGCGGGGTTCTTTTATACGTGCTGGACTAGGTTGGGAACTCTTAACACCTGTTAATGAAAAGATTGATAGCGTTGATGATGGCTTTGCGATACGCCCCAATAATGTTTACAAGAATGGTGTTCATGCTTTGGCGTTTCGTATCATTAACCGTAATTTGCCCGCTAATGATTTTGAAAACATCATTTGGATGAAGAATAAGATTCCTACTGCTATTAGTAATAAATTGGATTGTCCTACTGACCGTAATGTTGCTAACTATACAGGTTATATGAATAGTGCGCATACTTTAGACCAGTTAGGAAGCAGAAATCAAAGTGCTCTTGTTTGCTATGTGCTTTGGAACTATGACAAAAGTAAAAGCCTTCAGCAGAATATTGATGATTTTGAGATTGTGCCAAAAGAGCCTTATCAATATGATTCACCGCGTTTAGACAGGGTTAAAGGCTTTTTCCGTAGAGTTATTCCCAATACTGTTATTGGTGGGGAAGACAACAAAACTTCGCAAGTTTGGCATTGGCATTTGTTTGGCGATGACCAGTATTTCCAATTAGTAATGCCATGTAACTATAGATTTGATAATACTTATGGAACACAGTTTATGAGTTGCGGTTACATGAAAGACTGCAACACACAAAGAATGCGTTTCTTCCTGCAAGCGCCCTACTATATACATTATGGCACTATTTGTTTAGCTATTGACTATCAGATAAATCCTAGTTATGGTGCACCTGATTACAATGGTTCAGCTATGGTTGAAAGCTATACCGACAACAAGATTATGGATTACACTCATGGCTTCAATGTTGTCAAAGCAAGTGCTAATTACTTTGTTAGTAGTATTGGTGTTGAAAGTTATTCACAAAACGCATTTGCCAAGAATTTCCTGATGCAATCTTCTATTGCTAACTTATGGGTTGTTATTGCGCCGGATTTCTTCATACCCCTTTATACTGGCACGGAACAGCAAACTTTGAATGGTACTGAAACTTGCAAAGTTGTTAATGTGAATACGAAGAATTACATTTATGTAAGTATTCTCTTTGGTTGGAATGGTAACGAAAAAGATACTTACACACCACCTTATCACTACATGCCAACGGATGAAATTTTCCGTGATTATCAAACTTGTCCAAAGAGAAAAGAAGATTAAAGAAAGGAAAGATTGTTTATGTTAGAACACGTTATTATTGACCATCCGCCTACAAATGAGAATGACCCAGAAACATTGAACTTGTGGCTTTTGCACATGAAAACACAAAGCGATAAGCTAGGGGTGTTTTCATCTAAAGATTTCTTTGTTGGAGAAGCTAACAACAAATGTCAGATTTATCAGAACATCAGTATTCCAAATGGTTTGCGCGTCAGCAAATTCACTTTTGTTTACACGCCTTCTGACGCTTACTACACACGGCTTGGCGCAGATTCATTCAAAACCATTCTTCGGAAACGTGATATAGGTTTAAGTGTAAGCACTAAAATTACTAGCGTTAAAGTAACACCTGAATCTTCAAGAGCAGAACTTGTTGCTGGCGAAGAATTTGAGATTACTTTTGAGAAAGGCAAAAGCGTTGAAGTTGAAATTGAAACACAAGCTGCTTTAAGTGACAATATTTCATTTAGACCGTATTACCAGTTGTCTTTTGCTGATGGTGTTTACTCTGTTCTTTATGATTTTCCTTGCACAGTCAAGTTTGAAAACAGGTCTTATGATTTGTCTAAAACTGGAACATTTACAAGGACTTATTACTCATATAACTTTGGCTGGTCTAAGCAAATAAGCGATATTCTTGGTGTTAATTTGTCCTTGAAGTTTAATTCTGAAAATTCTGTTTTTCTTGCTACAGTAAACGGTGTTGAGTTTTGGAAGACGTACCAATATCAGAATTCTTTTAATTACATTAGGGAATCTGTTTCACAATGTTTTGCCTCATGGCTTGGTGGTGAACTAGATGGCTACAAGACATTTGTTTACAATCTGGAAACTTATGACAACAAATCTAAATCAAGTGTTTCGCCAAGAAACTATCCTTTCTTCTGTATTCTTAGGGTGAAAGATGATGGCGAAAACTCTGTTTTTGAGATTATTAACAATATGCAAGACCCGCAAGGTCAATTAACTGGCGAATACATTACATATTCAGACCACAATTCATTTGTAAACAGGGTTCACTACGATAAGAGCGCAAACCTTATTAAAACAGCAACTTATCCGCTTTACTATCCTTGCTTTACTAATACAAACATTACTATTACCGTCCCCAATCAGGAAAGCCCTGTTGCAACCATCTTCAAAAGCTATCCTGTGATGGTTAAAGACAAGATGGAAACTGAAGTAATACCATTCTTCACGCCTTGTAACTGGTATAAAGACGGGTCAAACAACATCAATAACAAAGAAGACTTTATTGGCAAAATGTATGAAATTGATGGTAAGAAGTGGTATCACACGAAAGCTGTTGGTACTTATGCAAACACTTACTTTATTAGATGTGAGGATGAATAAATGGCGTTTGGTGATAATGTAACGGTTCAGGTTCTTCCCAAGAAACTGACTAAGAAGATAGCTTCAGAGCTTTCTCAGGATAACTATGTGCTTTGTAATAAAGTTGGCAAGGTTTACTTTCATGATGGTTATCCTTTACAGCAGAAAGTAACAAACGTTGAATACATTGAGGCTGATAAAATCATTAAAATGACTTTCAACGCAAGTATTGAGGATGTTCTGTTTCCTGCTTGTGTAGTTCAGTTTAAGAAAGGCAGCGATACTTACTTCTTTAGAATTGCAAAAGTGCCTTCTACTACTGAGGTTAATTTTATTGCCCATAAATCCTACAGGGAACTGCTTTTTCGGGATACCATAAACACGAATATTATTGGTGCTAATGTGAGTATTCCGCCACTTGGCATTAAAGCGTCCGCAGCTTATCCCGCTGATGATAATAAGAACTTGTCATTGAATGTTCTAGGGCTGGATATTGGCAATGGCAAGTATGAAGAAGCTGGCTTTACAAATCAATCAACAGCAGAAGGAACATTGATAATTGGTACGCCTGCTGGCTTTCATGCTTTTTCATCTACTAACCTGTACTTTTCCTTATACGCTATAAACAAAACCAGTATTAGCTTTAACGTTACCAACACTTCTTCATACAACAAGGACATTTTCTTCTTTCTGAAAGAATGGTATGTTAACAATGAGGCTTCAGCCAATAATGATAGTTACTTGGCTTCATGGTTGAAAACCACAAGTTGCATGCCCGTTAAAAGAACTAAAAATCTAGCAGATTCTTTCTTGGTTCATAAATGTGCTTCTTCCTTTAACAACATGCCTTATTACCAAGACGCTAAAACTACATGGGCGGAAGCATGGGTTCAGGCGATTCCTATTCAAGCTAGTGACAATACCAATCTGGGTATGCCTTATCAAGTGCCGGGTATTGTCAAGTTCTTCACGATTGAAAAGGAAGTGCTTGACGGCTATGAAGAAGTGCACTGGAAGAATGATAACGTTATCTTCAACATGGGAAAACCGTTCTACTTCTTATCGCCATTTATTCTGAGCCTTAATGATGCTGATTGGAACTTGAAACTGCTTGAAGGAGAACTAGAACATTCATGGCGATAGAATTTAGTTACAAACATTTAACCACAGCCCTCATCAGAGGGCTTTATCATTGCCCCATCTTTCAAAACAAAAGGAGAACTGTAAAATGGCTAAAGCCGAAAAACCTTCCATCAAGCCCATGTTGGCTGGAACTGTAAAGAATTTAGGTGAACTGAAGGATTACCCTTACCTTTGTTCACGTAAACTTGATGGCGTTCGCGCCCTGATTATTGATGGCAAAGTCTATTCCCGTACATTGAAACTCATTCCCAACAAACACGTTCAGGCGTTGTTTGGTAAGGAAGAATTTAATGGCTTTGATGGCGAACTGATTATTGGTGAACCCAACGCCCATGATGTTTACAATAAAACTGTTAGCGGTGTCATGAGCCATGATGGCGAGCCTGATGTTCATTACTACGTTTTTGACCTTTATGACCAAGGTGAAGCTGGCTACGATGAACGCTATCGCCACATTATCAACGCCCATTTGCCTAAGAATATTCGTCTTGTATCATCTTACAAAGCCAAGAATATTGATGATATTCTTGCATTTGAAACCATTGTTGTTGAGCAGGAAGGCTATGAAGGCATCATGCTTCGGAAGATGGATAAACCGTACAAGTTTGGGCGTTCAACATTGAAAGACGGCGGTTTGTTAAAGTTCAAACGCTTTACTGATGATGAAGCTGTTATTCTTGCTGTTACAGAGAAAATGAGCAATCAGAATGAAGCCTTTACTAATGAACTTGGCGCTACAGCAAGAAGCCTTAAGAAAGAAGGCATGGTTCAAGCTGGAACTATGGGTTCTATTCTGGTTAAGAATACTGAAGGCGTTGAGTTTGAAGTGGGAACTGGCTTTACTGATGAACAGCGCCAATACTTCTGGGATAACAAAGAAGAACTGATTGGCAAAACAATCAAATACCGCTATCAGAAAGTTGGTGTTAAGGAAAAGCCCCGCTTCCCGTCTTTCATTGGCTTTAGAAGTGAACTTGATATGTAAGTAGCAGAAGCCATTCTTAAAAAGCCGCCTTCATGGTGGCTTTTGTGCGCCTGAAATAGTGGTATGAAGCCTTCTAAGGGCTTTATAATCTCTATTAACAATTAGTAAAGGCAATTTCAAATGGCTAAACGTCATTCAAATTCTTCTGGTTCTGATTCCATCTTCCATCACTTCGATGAGCATTTATCCCTTAAAACTGATAATCATAAATCCTTTTATAGGTCGCTGATTGAAGGATATGATTCAATCTGTTATGGTTATGCAGGGAGCGCTAAAACATTCATTTCACTAGGCTATGCACTAAGGAAACTGAAGCAAAGGGAAATTGAGAAAATCATTATTATCAGGTCGGCTGTAGCGACAAGGGATGTTGGATTCCTGCCCGGTACTGAAGAAGAAAAGATGGCTATCTTTGAAACGCCATACATTAACATTGTGAATGATTTACTGCAACGTGGCGATGGTTATGAAGTCTTAAAGAAGAAAGGAATGATTGAGTTTCTTTCTTCTTCGTATTTGCGGGGGCTAACTTTTGATAATGCCATCGTAATTGTTGATGAATGCCAAAACTACACCTTCCATGAGATTGACACCATTTACACCCGAACAGGCGAAAACACTCAAGTAATCTTTGTTGGCGATGCCCTGCAAATGGATAGTGGTGTAGGTAAAGAAGGCAGTGGTTTCAATCACTTGGTTTCTGTTGCTTCTAACCTAGAAGCGTTTTCAGTTCATAATTTTGGTGTTGAAGACATTGTTCGTTCCGCTAAAGTGAAAAGCTGGATTGTGGCTACTTCACTGCTCAAACAACACTAAAAGTCCCATATAAGAAAAGCCGCCCATTTACAGGCGGCTTTTTCATTTTGTAAAGTTATTAACAAGTAGCGCGGCTAATACGTAACTGGTTAGCGAGAATACGCGGGGCGTTATCCGTGCCACTTACTGTTTTCGGTGTTACCAAGTAGCCTGTGTAGAGCAGGTTGCCATCCGTTTCAGCATCAAACAAACCAATGCCACGAATAGTTCCCCAGTTAGCAGTAGGCGTTTCAAAAGAAAGAATGTCAACGTTTGAATAGGTAAGGTTAGCACCAACAGCATTTGTCCAGCCAGTGCCTTGTGCAATACCAATTCTCTTGTAAGCAGTGCCAGTTGAACTTACTTCAACGCCACCAGTGCCATCAAGGTTTGGAACAGTTGTAAAGAGTGCAACATAAATGGTAGTGGGTGCAGTCCAAGCCGTGCCTTTCAAAAGAAAGTCCATTTGTTTTGTGTTTAGATAATTAGAAGCGGTTGAGCTTGCCATCGTTTATTAGTCCAGACAATAAAGTTAAGAATTCTTAGTGGTTATTTATGGGCAGTTGCCAATTCAATGATTTGTCTGAAGATTCTTGCATAGTCTGCTTTTGACTTCTTACCAGCTTCTTCGTTAATCATTTTCTTCATTTCTTTTTCGCGTTCAACAAGAACACCATTTTCAAAAACCCATTCTTTGCTTTCCATAATGGCGTTCATAAAGGCATCGGGCGCTGATGGATTCATGACAACATCAACTGTTTTCAGAACCAAATCTTTCACATAGGTTTTGCCTTCACGCAGTTCTGTTTCACCAAAGCCTCTTGTAGAAACGCCAACTGTTACGCCTTCTGATAACAAACCATGAACAATAGCACCACAGGGCAGGCTTTTCATGACTTTTGCTTTGCCCATGATGTTATTGCCATCTTCATGCAAGCTAAGAATCTTGATACAGCTTCTATCCGGGTTAATATCAGAAGCATTGACTTTAGGATGTTCCAGTTCGCCCAGAAGTCTTGAATGGGCAATCATTTCATTCAGGGGCTTGATTGCTTCTGTTAGAACTTTACGCGGATAAATTCTTCTGTTGCCATTTAGAACATCAGCTTGAGCAAAGATGCCTTCAATGTAATAGGCTTTTTCCTGTTTGCCTTCTAAACTTTCTGTAACGCGGGCATCTGGCGCGTTTTCAATAAGATATGAGTAACTCATTGTTTTTCCTTATTAAATGTGTTTGATACGCCAAATGGGCGCTAAATTATCCTTATTTTTCAAAACATTAAAATAAAACCAAACCTTTTGACAATTAGCTAATTGGAGAAAACTTAAAATGGCTGTACATCCCGCTGATGCCCAAGCGTACATTGCCCACATGGCGAATGGCGGTTATCGTCCTAACCGTTACCGTGTTACCCTTACTGGCGATTTGGAAGGCATTGACCCGTCACTTGCTTCCCGCGCTAAAGAACAATTCCAGTTCCTAGCTGTTTCCGCGCAGCTTCCGCAGTCTACTATCGGCATTGCTTCTACCTTCTACTTTGGACGTGAAGTCAAGTTTGCTGGCGATAAAACCTTTGATGACTGGACTATTGAAGTCTATGATGATGGTGATGGTGGTTCTGGCAGTAATGGTGTTGCTGGTATTCGTACCTTCCTTGAAAACTGGCATGATAACATCTTGGGCTTTGAAACTAACTTGGCTCTGAATAACTATCGTAAGCCTTTGACTTACTACCTGAATGGCATGGTTGAATGCTTTGACCGTGAAGGCAACCTGCTGCGTACTTATGAAATGCGCCAAATCTTCCCTTCAAGTGTTGGCGAAATTGCGCTTTCATATGAAAACAACAACCAGATTGCCCGTTTCCCTGTTACTTTCGCTGTGAACTACTTTATGCCTGTAAACAATGGCACTAACTTCCAGCGTCTCGGTAATGGTCGCGGTGCTGGTCGCCCTGTTGTATAAACAATAAGCCGCATATAAGAAAGCCGCCTTTGATTTAGGCGGCTTTCTTTTATTCGTTAAATTGTCAGTTCTAAACCTTGGATTCCCATCTCACCAGTTTCACCCATTTCTTTTACAGGTAAAATGGCTTCATGGTTATAAGTTTCATAGTAATCTATAGAAAATTACAGAAAACTATTAAGTCTCACTTGAACACTACACTTTAAGTGTAGAGGGCAAACCACATACCTGTATCGGACGGTAATTAAACTTTCCGATTGCTTTTACTA